GGGTGGTCTGGCGATGCAGCTATGCAGTCGCTCCAAATCTGATCGACCACATCCGCAGCCACCTCATGCTTGCGTGCCTGCTCTGCGTCACGCGCAGCCTTGGCCTCTGCCATCCTGCGAGCAAACGCCATCTCATCTGCTGGGCTGATCTGCCTGCCCACTTCGGCCCGCCAAGTCGACTCCATCCCCGCACGCCAGCACCCAAAGCGCCCAGCCGGAATGCCGTCACCAAAGGCGATGTACCAGCCTGACTTGTCACCCGCACCGGGCGTTCCCTTGGTGCCGCTTTTGAAGCGATGAAGCTTGCCGTCAAGGTAGACCGTGTCTGGTGGCTCCAGACCAGCCCCGCGCATGGCGTCTTGCAGCTGCTGCTCGGGTGGTGCCAGAACTGGCTCGGGCGGTGGCGACCACGAGCCGCCGAAGATGTGGACTAGGTCAGCCATTGAGTGCTGCCGTGCTTGTCTGGCGCAGGTACGTCTCGATGCTGCGCATGGTCGACTTGCTTGGCCTGCTCTTACCGTTGACCAGCCGGTACAGCGTAAACACGCTCAGCCCGGTGGCCTCAGCCACCACCGGCAGTCGGCGATCAGCCAGACGTTGTTTGATTTCAATCAGGTTCATGTGATGTCAAAAAAAGTTGCAGAAAGTGCTTGCATCCTAGCATCAATGTCTGTACAGTTTAACTCATGCGCTGAACAGATGTTCTGAAGAGCGCGAAACAGGAGAGACAAAATGGAACAGCAAAACGCACAAGGTTCAGTTCGCATCGGCAGCACCGGCAGCAAGTTGCACCCAGCAATCAACGACCAGCGCTACGGTTTGATGATCTGCTGCCGCTGCCCCGGCACGCAGCAAGGATTGGCATACAAAAACGCAGAGTTTTTTCCCGGCGCTAAGTCAAATTGCGGGAAAACAGCAGCATGAAGCGCCTGCTGATCGAGGTGGCGCAAGCCACCCTCGTCGCCGCCATCATCGGCGCACCGATCTTCTACTACTTCATCTTTGTGATGAAGCCCTAATGCTTTACCGCCGCCGGTCGGTCACCGGCACTCACTAACGCCAAACCGGAGAAACCCAAAATGGCTATTTCACTCAAAACCACCAGCGGCCTGTCGGCCAACGGTGTCAAAGTCTTGGTCTACGGCCAAGCAGGAGCGGGCAAGACGACGCTCATCAAGACGCTGCCGGACGTAGTTGTCCTCAGCGCGGAGGGTGGACTGCTGTCCATCCAAGACGCTGACCTCCCGTATTTGGAGATCACCAGCATGGCCAACCTGATGGAGGCCTACGAATGGCTGTCCAGCGGAGAGGCAAAGAAGTTTCAGAGCGTTGCCCTTGACAGCATCAGCGAGATCGCAGAAGTCTGCCTGAACACCGAGAAGAAGATCGCAAAAGACCCTCGCCAGGCGTACGGCAGTATGCAAGAGCAGATGGCCGATGTGATCCGCGCCTTCCGAGACTTGCCTGGCCGGCACGTCCTGATGACGGCCAAGCTGGAAAAGACCGCCGACGAGATGGGCCGGATTTTGTACTCGCCCTCGATGCCAGGAAACAAGACCGGCCAATCGCTCCCGTACTTCTTTGATGAGGTGCTGGCCCTGCGCGTTGAGAAAGACGCTGACGGCGTAAGCCATCGGGCCTTGATGTGTGACTCGGACGGCCTGTGGATCGCCAAGGATCGCAGCGGCAAGCTTGGCACATGGGAGGCACCTGACTTGGGCGAGATTATCCGCAAGATCGGAGGCCAAACATGAGAGCCATGCGCGAGATAGCCGCCGAGTGGGCAGCCGAGAAAGAGGTCGAGCGCCAGGCTGTTGAGAACCGTCGTCGCCTTGAGGACGAGATGGTCAAGTCATTTGGCTTGCAGCCAGACCTTGATGGCACCGTGTCAAAGGACGTTGACGGCTACGTCATCAAGATCACGGGGCGCATTGACCGCAAGGTCGACGCCGACAAGATTCAGGAGCTGGCGGCACAGAACGGTCTTGAGTCGCACCTTTCAACCCTCTGCCGCTGGAAACCGGAACTGAATATCACCATATGGAAGAACACCGACCCCAAGATCACATCCCTTCTGGCACCGGCGATCACCGCGAAACCCGGCAGACCAAGTTTTTCAATCGCTCACAAGGAATAAGAATCATGAAACTCGGAGAAACCTACTCAGCAGCCGAGCTGCAACCGTCGCAATCTTACGATCTGCTCCCAGCTGGCTGGTATACGGCCATCATCACCGAAGCCGAGCTGAAGCCAACGAAGGCCGGGAATGGCGAGTACATCAAATGCCGCTATGACATTACCGGCCCGAGCTGCCAAGGTCGTTGCGTGTTTGGCAACTTCAACATCAAAAACCCAAACCCGAAAGCCGAAGAAATTGGCAGGCAGCAGTTGGGTGACTTGATGCGTGCCTTAGGCTTGTCTGCGGTGCATGACACCGACCAGCTCATCAATGGGCATTTGTCTATCAAGGTGGACATTCGGCCAGCATCGGGCGAATACGGTGCCCAGAACGAGGTCAAGGGCTGGCGCAGCAAAACGGCAAGCCTGCCGCCGCAGCCCAGCAAGCCTGACGCGCCCACTGGTGCGCCAGCCACCAAGGCATCACCGCCTTGGGCGAAGAAGTAAAAGGCGGGGCGCTCGATTTGGTCTTTGACTAGGCCAAGTGGAAAGTCAGAAAAACCTTGGCATCGACATCCTCGATTGCTGACTTGACGCGCCCCAAATTAACTGAACGAAGGAGAGAACCTGTGCAGATTCCCGAATCGGAGTATAGCATCACCGCGCTAATCGACAAGCACCACGAAGCGCAAGCAGCAACCGAGATGCCACGCCCGCACATGGGTTGCAGCATTGTCGGCCACCCTTGTGATCGTTGGCTTTGGCTGTCGTTTCGCTTTGCGGTCAAGCCAGCGTTTCTTGGTCGCGTGCTGCGGATGTTTCGCCGTGGCCGCAATGAGGAAGCCACCATCATTGAGGATCTGAGGGCGATTGGCATCAAGGTGCGGGCGCTGGAGGCCCAGATGCGGGTGGAGTTTGGCAGTCACCTGTCTGGCAGCATTGACGCCATCTTAGACGCTGGCGTGCCAGGCGCACTCAAGAGCAAGCACGTTGCAGAGTTCAAAACGCACTCAGCCAAGAGCTTTGCAGACGTGCAAAAGCAAGGCGTCGAGAAGTCAAAGCCAGAGCACTTTGTGCAGATGCAGCTTTACATGAGTGGCACAGGGATCCACCGCGCCTTGTACGTGGCGATCAACAAGGACGACGACAGCATCTACACCGAGCGCCTAGCCTATGACGCAGCGGTGGCCGACAAGTACATCAAGCGCGGTCAACGCATTGCGCTGGCTGACAGGATGCCAGAACCCATCAGCACCGATCCATCGTGGTATCAATGCAAATGGTGCCCAGCTTACTCAATGTGCCACGAAGCTCAGCATACAAAAGAGGTCAACTGCCGCACCTGTGCTCATAGCACCGCCAAGCCCGACAGCACCTGGCATTGTGCCAGACACGACGCCGACGACATTCCGCTGGAGTGGCAAGTGCAGGGTTGCGAAAGTCATGTGCTGCATCCTGATCTCGTGCATTGGAAGCGCAAGGACAGCCCCAATCAATGGACTGCGATCTACGTTGTGGACGGCAAAGACGTGGCAAACGGAGAGCCAGACGCCCACATCTACAGCAGCAAGGAACTGCTGGCTAATCCTGCGATGTGCGCGGCGGGCGATGCGGAGATTGAGAGGCTGCGGGGGAATGAGGCGAGGGTGGTGGGATGATCGAACTGCGCCCCTATCAACGCCGCACCATTGACGAGCTGTATGCATGGTTTGCAGCAAATCAGCACGGCAACCCCTGCGTGGTGCTGCCAACTGGGGCAGGCAAGAGCCACATTGTTGCTGCCATCTGCAAAGATGCGCTGCAAGGCTGGCCTGAGACGCGCATCTTGATGCTCACGCACGTCAAGGAATTGATTGAGCAGAACTGCGAAAAGATGCTCCAGCATTGGCCCGACGCACCGCTGGGCGTCTACAGCGCCAGCCTCAACAAGCGCCAGATTGAGCCAATCACGTTTGCCGGTATTCAGTCGGTGCGCCGCAAGGCTGGCCTGCTGGGCCACATTGATCTGGTGCTGGTCGATGAGTGCCACCTGATCAACCACAAAGAACAGGGCGGCTACCGTACCCTGCTGGCCCATCTCAAGCTCATTAACCCGCAGTTGCGAGTGATCGGGCTAACGGCCACGCCCTACAGGTTGGGGCACGGGATGATCACCGACGAGCCTGCGTTGTTTCATGCCTTGATTGAACCGGTGATGATCGAGGAATTAATCCACAAGGGTTATCTGTCGATTTTGCGATCCAAAGTCACCAAGTCCAAACTAAGTGTCGATGGAGTACACAAACGAGGTGGCGAGTACATTGAATCGGAATTGCAAGCCGCAGTCGATACCGACGACAACAATCAATCTGTGGTGCGTGAAGTCATCAGCCTAGCTGGGGATCGCAAGGCATGGCTGTTTTTTTGCGCTGGTGTAGCGCACGCCGAGCGCGTTTGCGGGGAACTGCTCAACCAAGGCATCAAGGCTGCTTGCGTGACCGGAGAGACGCCCAAGCTGGAACGCGAGCAGATACTGGCTGATTTTAAGTCTGGTGCGTTGCAGGCGCTCACCAACGCCAATGTGCTGACCACCGGCTTTGATCACTCAGCCATCGACCTGATTGCCATGCTGCGCCCGACAATGTCACTTGGCCTGTACGTCCAGATGGCGGGCCGTGGGCTGCGCCCCAGCCCCGGCAAGGCAGACTGCCTAGTGCTGGACTTTGCAGGCGTGGTGGGCGTGCATGGCCCCATTACTGCCGTCAATGCGCCCAAGAAACAAGGCGAAGGCAACGGCGAAGCGCCGGTGAAGGTCTGCGATGCCTGCGATGAACTGTGCCCCATCAGCGCCAGGGTTTGCCCCGCCTGCGGCGCTCCGTTTCCCGAGCCGGAGGCCAAGAAGCTGCGTTTGTGCCAGGACGACATCATGGGCCTAGACGGCACCGACATGACTGTCACCGGCTGGAAGTGGCGGGAACACACCAGTTTGGCAAGCGGCAAGATTATGCTGGCTGTGTCGTACTACGGGCGGCTGTCTGATCCTGCCGTGACTGAATACTTCCCGGTGCTGCATGAGGGTTATGCAGGACAGCGAGCCATGAAGGAGGTCATTAAGATTGCAGACCGAGCCAAGATTGTCGGCATGAATGTAGACAATCTGAGCAGCTTGGCAGCGCAGTTGACTAACGGCAATGCTCCAAAATCAATCCAGTATAAAAAGGACGGGAAGTTTTTTAGAGTTTTGCAAAAGGAATGGAATGAAAACTGAACACGAAGAACAACGAGAGTTTGTGCAATGGTTTCGCCAGACTTACCCAGCCACGCTAATTTTTGCCATACCCAACGGCGGCGCTCGATCACCAGCCACCGCCTCGAGGCTGAAGGCCGAAGGCGTGGTCAAAGGCGTGCCAGATTTGTTCATTCCGGCCTGGGAGACGTGGGTCGAGATGAAGCGCACCAAGGGTGGCAGTCTTAGCCCAGAACAGAACCTGATTCACTTGCATTTGAGAGGCTTGTTTTATAAAGTGCTGGTGGCCAAGGGGTTTGAAGATGCAAAACAACAAATGGAGGATTTGAGAAATGAAGTGGATGAAATGGAATAAAAGCGAACCCCCAGAGGCGGGTTGGTATCCGACCATGAAAATCAGAGGTCGTAGCTGGGACAACAGCTACAGGTGGTGGGACGGCGAGCGGTGGTCGTGGCCAGCGTTTCCGCATGAGTCGGCGCAGAAGGCAGGCAAGTGGGCGGCGCAGAAGGAGCCTGTGGGGCACAACTCAGAAATTATGTGGGGCTGCCCGCAGAAGATAAATTGAGTGAATTTAGGAGAATTATCAATGAGCGAAGTGTTTTGCCAACAAGCCGCCGAGTACAAGAAACAAGTAGAAGACATGAGCTTAGGGAGGGAATTCAAACGTACGCATACCAAAGAAAGAATGGCAACTGCTGGGCGGGCTAACTAACCCACGGCTGTACCGCAAAGAAATGGGCGGGGCGTGGTCGTATTGGAGGGTGGCATGAGCGACTTGAGACAAGCAGCGCAGATGGCGCGAAATCAATTTAATTAACTACTGAGAAGGATTAAATATGAACAACGTAACTATCAAGGGCGTCGAGTACGCCCTTGTCAAAGCAGCAACTGGCACT